GTGTTTTGCAGTTTACGACGACAAGGCGAAGGCATACTTGCCGCCCTTTTTTCTGCCTGAGATCGCGCAAGCAGTGCGCGTGTTCGGTGATGCGAGCACGGATGCTACGCATGAGTTCGGTAAGCACCCGGAAGACTACACGTTGTTTCAAGTTGGCGAATGGGATGCGAGTTCCGGAGTGATGACGGTCGAGAAGACCTTGGTGATGATAGCGACAGGTGTGGAAGTCCGCGCAATGGCGCGGAGGATAGCGGAGCAGATGGCGCTAGATTTACAGCGTCAGCAAGCTGGACGAAGTTAATTTTTTTTAATTAATAGGAGACTGACACAGTGAGAATGCAAAGCGTAATGAGTCATGCATTTAGCATGGTGCCGGCAGCAGAGATACCGCGTAGCAGTTTCGACAGGTCGCACGGATACAAGACGACGTTCGACGCGGGCTATTTGGTGCCGATTTTTTTGGACGAGGCTTTGCCCGGAGATACTTTCAATTTGAGTATGAGCGGGTTTGCAAGGTTGGCCACACCGATTTTCCCGGTGATGGACAACATGAGGATGGAGACCTTTTTTTTCGCGGTCCCGATGCGCCTAGTTTGGGAGAACTGGGAGCGTTTTAATGGCGCGCGAGATGATCCAACGGATACGACCGATTTTACGATCCCGTTAATTTCCGTGGCGGAAAACGGGTCGTTTCCGGCCGGCAGTTTGCCGGATTACTTCGGTTTACCGTTAGGCGTGACGGTTGGCGCCGATGCGGGAGAGACCGAGGTCTCGTGTTTGCCCTTCCGGGCATATCACAGAATTTGGAACGAGTGGTTTAGAGACCAGAATTTGCAAGATACCGATATCCTGGGAACGGTGGTCGATGATGGCCCAGACGTGTACACGCAGGGTCAGTTAGCCCTGCTAAGACGCGGTAAGCGTCACGATTATTTTACGAGCTGTTTGCCGTGGCCGCAGAAGGGAGACGCGGTAGAACTACCGCTAGGAACATTTGCGCCGGTAGTTTCAGGAAATTCGAGCGGGCCGAGCGCAGATCAGGCCCCGAATTTTCGGTACATCGACCCGACGCCGAGTTCGGTGGTGGAGTTGCGGGGAGTCCTCACGACCGGAGATGTTTTCACAACTCCGGGTCCTGTGGTGGACGGTGATAGTTTACGTTGGAGCAATCCAAAGTTGGTCGCGGACTTGAGCAGCGCGACCGCAGCAACAATTAATCAGCTGCGGCAAGCGTTTCAGGTTCAGCGGTTGCTAGAGAGAGACGCGCGTGGAGGTACACGTTATACGGAGATTATTAGAGCGCACTTTGGCGTTACGAGCCCGGACGCACGTTTACAGCGTCCAGAGTATTTGGGCGGAGGAAGTACCCCGGTCAATATCGTGGCGGTGCCTCAGACGGCACCTACGGTGCCAGAGGCTGATCCTCCGGTCACGCCGCAAGGTAACTTGGCGGGCTATGGGACCGCGAGTTTGACGGGGCATGGGTTCGTGAAGAGTTTCACCGAGCATTGTATTTTGATTGGTTTGGTGAACGTCAGAGCAGATTTGACGTATCAGCAAGGGCTCGAAAGAATGTGGAGCCGGCAGACCAGGTTCGATTTTTACTGGCCGGCACTGAGCCACATTGGCGAGCAAGCAGTGCTGCGAAAGGAGCTGGTTTGCGATGGAAACGCCACCACAGACGAAGAAGTTTTCGGATATCAGGAAAGATATGCGGAATATAGGTACAAGCCTACGCGTATTACGGGCTTGTTTCGGAGTAGTCATCCGCAATCTTTGGATGCTTGGCATCTGTCGCAGGAGCTTACGGCTCCAGCGACTCTTAATGCGGCGTTTATTGTGGACGATCCGCCGATCGACAGAATCATAGCGGTACAGGATGAGCCGCATTTTCTGTTTGACGCGTATTTCAGCTTGAGATGCGCACGGCCGATGCCGTTGTATGGCGTCCCCGGTTTGATAGATCACTTCTGATGGCCTGGGCAGCGATAGCGCCCGCCGTAATTAGCGGCGTGGCGAGTTTGGTAGGTGGCGAGCGCGCGAACCGCTCTCGTCAGAATATGGCCGATAACGCGCACCAGCGCGAAGTGGAGGATCTACGGAAAGCTGGCTTAAACCCGATTTTGTCGGGGACTGGTGGTGCTGGATCAGCTGTCGCGCAGGTAGAGGATGCAATAGGGCCGGCTGTGAATTCGGCCTTGACGCAGAGAGTGGTCGCACAGGAACTTGCGAACATGCGGTCTCAGCAGAGATTGCTGAACACGCAGGAACTGAAAGCGAGCTGGGAAGCAGACATCGCACAGACGATGGCGACAGCGCAGCGCAATAGCGCGCATGCGTTAGCACAGGAGCAGTTAAGAGCAATAGGTTTGGACAACGAAGCGCGAGCCGCGGACCTGCGTGGACGAATTAACACTGCAGAGTTCGAAGATAAGCGGCTCGGCGACGTGTTCAAAGGGAGTTTCAAGGACTGGCAGCTCGGCGATATTCGCCGAATGCTAGAGGCTGTTTTAGGCGCTGGTAACAGCGCGAGGAGTTTGATCCGATGACCGCGAGACAAGTAAGAAACGCGTATAGCAAGCGCGTGGCTGTCGTTTTGAACACGGCAGAGATTCCGGACATGGCGAAACAGTCCATGAAGGACAGTTCGGATATTAACGTTTTGATGGGCCGGTATCTGCGCGGAGGAAGTATCGACCATTTTGCGAAGCATGGAGCGATGTACGGAGAGTTTCCGGCCGCAGACTTTCACGAAGCGATGAATATCGTGGCGAGAAGTCAAGAAATGTTCGCGGATTTGCCCGCGAACGTGCGGAAACGGTTTGGGCATGACCCGGCAGAGTTTTTAGGATTTATCCAGGATGAGAAGAACATCCCGGAGATGCGAAAGCTCGGCCTGGCGCTTCCTGAGAAGGCCCCAGAGCCGCTTCCGCGTACTCGCCTCGTCGACGCCGAGGGTAAGGACGTCGATCTCTCGCGGAGCTCGAGTCCGAAGTAAGGTTTGGTGTCAGTCAGCACAGTTACATCAAGTAGAGGAACTGTGCGAGGATCGGCCGACGACGCAGGACGCGTCGTCGGCCTTTTTTTTGGCGCTACGCGCCGGAGTTTGCCTGCTCGATTTTGGTGATTTGGAACCAATCGTGAGAGGCGGAGAGTTGAGCAGACGCGACTTTTTTAGCGTCTGCGAGGTCGATAGCGTCGATGATGAGCGACTTTTGGACGAGGGAGTTCGCCTTGCCGCGGAAGCCGAAGTTCACGCGGAAGGTTTTTGCAGGGACAGTGGGCTGCGTGGCCATAGATACTCCTTTGAAGAGTTCGAGAGTGTAGAGATCGAAAGGGTCTTTGATAGACACCTGGAGATTTTAGATGTGTCGCGTGAGAATAACAAGATTAACGACGCAGGTTGACGGAGTGGTACGGGTACGGATACCACGAGGCGATGTGCATGAGATGCAATGCGGAGAATGGGTTTTTTTGTGCGGCGTCACGTCGCCGCAGGAGCCCCAGGGTGCTAAAGGCACCAGTGGGGCGTTGTTCTTGGTGTTTGAAGAGGAGATGGATGTATGAGAAGGACCAAGATGGGCCGAGGTCGCTCTAAGCGCGACTTTCGGCGAAAGAGTGGGACACACCCGTTGAATGGGCGGGCCGCGCCAATGCGCGGCGGAATACGTCTTTAACGTATGCCGTGTTTTGAGCCTTTAGAGGCTTGGAGGGGCCGCGCAAGCGGCCCCTCTGACAAGGGAAGCATAGTTTGGAGGAAGGAGGATAGTTGCGGCATTAAAGTAATACTGCCTTGCGGGCAGTGTATTGGATGCCGGTTGGAGAAGTCACGGCAATGGGCCGTGAGGATCATGCACGAAGCATCGATGCATGAGAAGAATTGTTTTATTACGTTGACGTATGCGCCGGAGAAATTGCCGGCGGATGAGTCGCTAGACAAGCGACATTTTCCAGAGTTTATGAAGAGATTGCGAAAGTCCGCGTCGCATAGAGACGAGTGCGGGAATTTATGGCACTTGCCAATACGGGTTTTTTATTGCGGAGAGTATGGCGAGCAGCTCTCCAGACCGCACTATCATGCTTGCGTTTTTGGATTGGACTTCGCAGATAAAGAGTTGATGAAGGAAGAGAACGGAATGAAGCTCTGGACTTCGAATGGACTCGAAGAGATATGGGGCATGGGCTTTTGTACGATAGGTGAACTGACGTTCGAGAGCGCGGCTTATGTGGCGCGCTACGTCATGAAGAAGGTGACGGGCGCAGATGCAGAAGATCATTATAAGAAGTTTAGATTGGATGGGACTCTCGTTGATGTAGAGCCTGAGTTTGTAGGAATGAGTCGGCGTCCTGGGATAGCACGGGCATGGTACGAATCTTGGAGGCACGAAGTGTTTCCTGCAGATGAAGTACTAGCCCGAGGATTTGCTGTGAAGCCGCCTCGTTTTTATGATAAGTTGTTAGAGGCTGAGAGTCCTGAAGAGTATGAGCAGATGAAGAAGAAGAGAAGAGAAGAGATGCGGGGCGACGTTCGCCCCGCGCCCCCCGGGCGAAGACGGGGGGAGAAGACGGGGGGAGAAGACGGGGGGAAGAAGAAGAAGAGGGGTTTTGAATGGAATAATACCCCCGAGAGACTGAAGGTTAGGCGGAAAGTCACAGAGGCACGCGTTAAGCAACTGAAGAGGAATATATGAAATTTAAGTGTTTTGCAGTTTACGACGACAAGGCGAAGGCATACTTGCCGCCCTTTTTTCTGCCTGAGATCGCGCAAGCAGTGCGCGTGTTCGGTGATGCGAGCACGGATGCTACGCATGAGTTCGGT